AAATTAAGTAGATTCGGCGCAGCCATAGCTAGCCCCCAAAGATTATCGTTGTGCCATACGCTTTAGCGTTAAAAGTGGTTCTGCTTGCCGGTAGCGTTACAAATACGTTTTTAGTTCCGGAACTAAAATTGACTAGGCTTCCTGAATTACTGGAAGACAGCACCGTATCTCGTGACAACGTTGTACCAGAAGACGTATAAGTTCCGACCCCAACTTCCCAGTTAGAACCTGACTGGTCAGCTATCGTATAAAACGTCGTGTTGCCATTTCCTACAGCGGCAAACGATTGAAACCCTGTAACCGCACCAGCAAGTGTTACCGTGCCGGTGCCTGTGGTTGTCGTAGTTTCCTGTACACGATCAGCAATTACAAAAGCCACGATTATGTCGTCGCAAGTCTAAGTAAAGCGTTGGTCGTGTTATTTGTAGGCATTGTCAGCGTAAACGTACCAGCCGTAATCGTCTGTGAGCCAAACGTATGAACACTAACCGCTTTATTTGACTGAGTTGAGTTGTAAATCAAAACACAATCAAAAGCCGTAGAAAGCGTAACGCTGGTGTACGAAATTGACGCTGTAGGCGTAGTAAACGCTACCCCTGCCGTAGAAGAAGAGTTGGTTGCCGTTGGAGCATTCCATGCGGTAATAGACACCCCACCCGCTGTATAGTTTGTTCCAGATACTTCATTAGTAGCTGAATAAGCAGTGGTGGAAGCGTTTACAGTAGCCGTCGTCAAATATAGCGCAGCTTTAAATGTGTCTGCCGTAGACGTGCCTCTTGTTGGAGCAGTACCAAAATTATGAGTGGCTGTTAAAAGCTCACCCATAAACGAAGTACACATAGATTGGGTATTAGCCATGATATTTCCTTAAAAAGTTGCCACTTCTGCACCTGCAAATGCAGGCATTTGTTTCAAAGTAACGTTGGCAGAACGATGAACCAACTCACCCTCATGCCAATACTCTACCCATGTAGTGTATTCGTTATCGTTGTCGATGACACCTTCTTTTTTATCAAGAAGCGCCTCATCCATATCGCCTTTGGTTGTAAAGACTGTTGCCATGCTAGTCCATCCTTATCAAAGCATTTGTTGCTGAATTGGTAGGCATCGTAATTGTAAACTTTGTTGTCGTTGTTTTATCTGAACCAAAATCTAAAACAGCTATAGATCGATCCGCTTTGCTGCTGTTGTAAATTAAAGCACACCGCGCAGTAAATGAAGCAGGATCCCAAATCACATTATCAAAGTCTACAAACGCAACGGTCCCAGAAGAACTAACCGTTGTACCCGTTAACACTTTTCCACCTGCGCTATAACCAGTACCTGATACTTCGTTGGCTGTCGTGTATACCGTCGTGGCTTGGTTCAAATCAGCATTAGCCGTATACAAAGCAATCTTTAAAGTGTCCGTTAGAAGATCGTGAATGCCTTCATACAGTTCCACTTTAAAGCTAGTTGTTTGTCCTTGGACAATACTCATGACACCTGGACCCTAACCTGACCATCACGGTAAGCATCCATTCTTTGCTTACCGTCACCCAAGTTCTTCAGTAACGCTATCGATTGAACATATCGGTCTTTTGCTAATGCTACTAAATCTTGTTCTAACTTAAGGAACGTCGAACCTTCGTACAACGTAGCATTTAACAAGACCGAATCAAAGTTCTCCCCTAACCAAGACGTGTTGGCATCAACAATTGATTCTGGATAGTAGAAGTAATGAAGTTCAACACCATAAATTGCATCTGGCGTGGGGCCAAGAATGAAACTTAAATTATTAGAAATAACGCCACCATTTACGGTAGGACCAAAGATTGCGTAATGTTTTGGCCGACCAAGACCTGTACCCAAGGTTTTTGGATAGGCTTCTCTAATAAAGTTTACGTCTTTGTTCAACAAATAGTGGTATTCGTTATTTGCATCAATGATGGCTAAAGAATAAGCCGACAAGAAATCTGGAGGCGCGCTTAAGTATTGATTGCTTGCCTCAGTAACGCCTGTCATGTTTTTTCTAAAATACGAAACTTGTACAGTATTGTAGATACGTTGTTCCGCCTGACGGATCATCGTATTGATGTCCGCCGTCGTAAACGTGGTTTCTAGATAATCCTGAACCGCTGTAACAAGTTCCGTATAGGTCACGCCATTGGTCCTCTAGCCATTACACCTTTGGTGGCAGCTCCAGTACCACGGATTTTAATCCCCGTAGTCTTGATGTCCTTCTCGGGATACCCCGCTGTATGGACAACCGGAACTGGTTTAGGTTGTTTCAATACCTTTACATTTTTCATTTCATGCCTCGATACTTAAAAGAAGATTTCTTTTGATTAGCAACCTTAGCTAGGTTGCGTCCCATCTTAAGCATATCGGAATTTGTCTTTCCGCCTTTTGCTAATTTGGTCATTGGCTTGCCAGGATGCAAAGCCTTTTCATGTTTATGTACCGCAGTCTTTGCATCCATGATGCACTCCTATGTTAAAGATATCGTTACTGTACCAACAGCCGTGGCTGCGGCCAAGTAGTTTGGCGTTAATGGATTATCAAAAGCAGAAGCACCACCAACTGGACTCCAGCCCCATTGAATGTCTCGAGATCCGCCCGTAGGAACGCCGCCTGTCGAATTAGGTAACAACTCAAGACCATTGACTCCAGCCGTAACATAAGTTGTATCTTTACGTGGGTTTCTTACGGCCTGCGGATCATCCACAGGGAACATACCTAATAATAATTGCGGCTGATCGGGATCCCAACACTCATCACAAACCAACAGGTTGTACTTCTTTGTCTTAATGATTTCCGTACGAAGTTTTTTTAACTTGAACTGCTGGCCGCATCGATCACACATTGCAATCGAATTTTTTCCAGACGCAAATCTGTTACCCATATCCGCCACCTGACCCAATAAACTGTTGGCGTGGCACAAATCGTATAGCAGCTTTCTCTCGGTCTTCGCCTGCTGCTAAGTTGAATTGCTCTTCATAAGCCATCTTCAACATATCAACTCGAGATACAAGTTCTGGCTGTTTCATGGCAATGTAGTACGCCAGACCTGCTACTAAACATGGAAGGAAACGGAAGTTCATGTCCGCAGTCTGAATACCCGATCCTGCGTCTTGGACTCTTCTCATTCTCCAGTAGACAAACTGATAAGTCGTACTGTTGTCTGGCGTAGGCCAGACTGTTACCGCCGGAAGGTTGGGGTTATAGATCGTTGCCCCTGCTGTATGGCTCGCCGCCGTGGTCCCATTTTGTCCACGAACCACACCACCTAGTGAATTACCATCTAACCACTGGTACAGAATGTCTTCACTATCAATACGAACAAACCCTGCGCTTGGAAGACTCGCCGTTGAACTAAGCGTAATTGTTGTGGTTGTCGAGTTAATTGTTGAAGACAACGTCGCATTAGCAGGGGAAACTTGTCCCGATAGCCTTTGAATCCACACCTGAATAGGACGCGCCTGCTGTAACTTATTAGGGATGGTGGCGTAGGTTGAAACGCTAATCCTGGTAATCGTTAAATCAGCCTGAGTCGATGAAACGTTCTGACCTGTACGGATTACGTGTTCAAGTAAATCTATCGTATCTGTGGGTAATGCATACGTATTTACGCCTGCTGTCAGGGTGATCGTTCCCTGATCAATAGTCCACATATTAATGCCACGGTTCTGCCACTCAATAGTCATCAGATTCATAGAACGCCGTGCCGTACGGAGGTCATAACCAGTCCGCATCTCTCGGCCAGCCCTCTCCCACGCTTCTTCAGCGATCTCTGTGAACTCTGGTGAAAAACCAGTTGAACCGCTAGTGGTCATCTAAATCTCGCAGTCTTAGCGGCAATTTTTGCCGGTTGCTTAACAAACTGTTTTCCTGCGTTTTTTCCAGCTCGCTTTGCTCTTGTAGTCGCAGCGTACTCTGAAGGTGTAAGAGATTTAATTGCCGCCTCCGGGAGATATCGTTCGCCAGTTGCTTTTGAACCCTGTGTGCTAGGTTTGCCACTGCGTGTCCCCCACTTTTGGTCAGTCCAATTCTTCAGACTTTGCTGCGGTGCTTTCACTTCATCTTCTTTAACGTCTGAGCCAGCCTTGCTCGTTGCCCCATTTTACCGGGAGCCTTTGCTGCTTTAGCTAACTTACTTGCGGGAATCGGTTTATCGCCTTTGACGCCTAACGACTTACGCAAAGCGCCAGGTTTCTTGATGGCTTCTTTAATCCACTTACCAC